AGTGTATCAGATGGGTAGAACACACCAGATTTACACCATCGACGGTGTATCTGCACTGGACTATTACGACCTGTATCGGAAGTTCACATATACGAACCAAGAACGGTACACACTGGACCATATTGCATATGTCGAACTGGGTGAACGTAAGGATGGCAATCCATTTGACACTTTCCGTGAGTGGTACACTAAGGATTATCAGTCATTCATCGAATACAACATCACTGACGTGGAACTGGTTGACAAACTAGAGGATAAGATGCGCCTCATTGAACTATGTCTGACGATGGCATACGAGGCAAAGGTCAACCTGACTGACGTTCTTGGTACGGTGCGATACTGGGATATTCTCATCTATAATCACCTTCGTGAGAGAAATCTGGTCATTCCACCCAAGAAAGAACATGGCAAGAACGAGAAATACGAGGGTGCATATGTGAAAGACCCACAGGTGGGTATGCACAACTGGGTAATGTCATTTGACCTTAACTCCCTGTATCCACATCTGATCATGCAGTATAACATCTCACCAGAGACGCTTGTCAATAGTGGTGCTGACCTTGCAGAAGGTATGGTGGATAAACTGCTAGAGGGTAAGGCAAAGAATGACACTGAATACTGCATGACACCGAATGGTGCATTTTTCCGAAAAGATATCCGGGGCTTTCTACCAGAATTGATGGAGAGCATGTACAATGACCGTGTGAAGTACAAGAAGCTCATGTTGCAAGCAGAACAGGAATACGAGGATACCAAGAACCCTGCACTTCTGAAGGATATATCCAAGTATAACAACATTCAGATGGCAAAGAAGATTTCACTGAACTCCGCATATGGTGCAATCGGTAACAACTGGTTTCGGTATTATGACCTGCTGATTGCAACTGCTATCACCACTGCGGGACAATTGTCTATTCGATGGATCGAAAAGGCACTGAATATACATCTGAACAAGGTGTTAAAGACGGAGAATATAGACTATGTTATTGCATCGGATACGGACTCGGTATACATTACTTTTGACGCACTGGTACATAAAATCTTTGGAGAGGGACAAGAGACTGGCAAAGTCGTGGCCTTTCTGGATAAACTTGCAAAAGAGAAGCTGGAACCGTTTATTGATAAGTCTTATTCGGCTCTTGCAACGCATATGAATGCATATGACCAGAAGATGTACATGAAACGAGAAGTCATTGCAGATAAGGGCATCTGGACTGCAAAGAAGAGGTATATTCTCAATGTACATGACTCTGAGGGAGTACGATACAAGGAACCCAAACTCAAGATGATGGGTATCGAAGCAGTCAAATCATCCACACCAGCCCCCTGTAGAGCAAGAATTAAGGATGCAATGAACATCATCATGGGTGGAACAGAGAAAGAACTGAACACTTTTATACAGAATTTCCGTGAAGAATTCATGAAATTACCACCAGAAGACATTGCATATCCACGTTCCTGTAACGGTGTAACCAAGTATAGAGGGACAGATAGACTGTTTAAACAGGGTGCGCCTATACATGTCAAGGGTGGAATACTGTATAATCACCTCGTACAAAAGAACAATCTATCCAACAGGTATCCGTATATTCAAGAGGGTGACAAGGTAAGATTTCTGCATATGAAAGAACCAAACATCTATCAAGCATCTGCATTCTCATTTATCACCACATTACCAAGAGAACTGGATATAATGGATAAGATAGACTATGACATGCAATTTGAGAAGAGCTTCGTAGAACCACTACGGTTTATCGCAGAGAAGGCTAAGTGGTTGATTGATAGCTCATATGGTACACAAGGAACATTGGAGGACTTCTTTGGATGACATATCTAACATATCACGGAAGAACTAGAGAATGCTGCGAGTATGTAGTAAGAGAGTATGAGAACAATAAGGATTATGCAGACCACATGAGTGTACAATCATGGGTACAAGCAAGTAAGAATAGACTGAAAGAACTGGATAATGAATAAACTAGAAGAGTATAAGAATGGAATACAATGGGATATATGGGAGGATATACAGAGGGTGAAGGATGCTCCGGAAGAATACTGCACAAATAGTAGTCAACGCACAAATAATGTGCAATCATTAAAAAGGCTTAAAAAAACATAGAGTAGTGTGGGTTAAAGTCTGCAACCTATCGGCTCAATATCAAAGAACCTCAGTGAAATATCTGAGGTTTTTTTGTATTTAATTGCAGAAAGTACTTGACAATCCCTTGACACTGGTGTATAAAGGGTATGTAGAGTGGTTATGAAGACATAGAGGACTGATGAATGACTGATACAAAATTTTCCGTTCAGGGTTTCATTGATGACAACACAGTCACACCAGCGTTTGACGCTGAAACGCTAAGCGAAGCTGATGCTGTGTTCAATGAGAGAGTGTCTCGTGGGGATATTGAGGTGACGTTGTGGAAAATGGATGGGAGTCTTCCAGAACTGATAGCAGAATCTTCTTGACATTATCCTCTGCGTATGGTATTGTAAGACATAAGATGAGAAAAGAGAAAGAGATTGAAATGACCTACAAAGAATGCCTTGAAATCTGTAAGAAACGGATGTGTGTCATGGGATACTTCCCTGATGAGATTGAAGCAGCCGCCAAGGAAATGTATTTCCGGCGTAACGGGCTGCTAGAGATGAAGGAGATCAAGGAATGAGCATGGAGTACTACGAAGAGACGTTCCTAGAGAACAAGTTCTTTGAATACAAGGCAGACTTTGCTGCTAAGGGTTACAGTGAGGATGATGCAGAGGTTGCTGCAGCAGAAGCACTGGATAAGTTCATGGGTCTGACTGCATTGCGTCTAGCATGTGCTGAGGATGAGGAGTGTTTCTGATATGATTGGATTGGTTGCTACTGGTAAGTCTAACCTAGATGGGGTCACTCCCATGTATCTCTGGCGTATGAGAGACTACACCTATGAGATAGAGTCAAAGGCATGTGGGACTAGTGCAGTGGAGCTCTATGAGGATACTCCCTTTGAGGTGGCTATGAAAAAGTTTGAGAATATGGTTGACAATATGGTTCTAGTGTGATACTATAGGGTATAACTTAGAGAGTGTCCCGAATGGTCTTTCGTATATTGCTGAATTGCTAGGTGGACCGACACTCTCTCTTTTTATCTGAGCATATGCCTTATACCCCCCTTAAGACTGACAGAGTGTTCCTAATCTATAAATGCAATAACTTCCCTAAGTAATATTTTCTGAGATTATTTCCAAGACACCCCCCCCCAAACTGAGTGGCTTTTAGTTTAACTTCCCTGCATTATTTTGTTGACAAACCTTTCTGAGTATGGTACTATTAGACATACTCGGAAAACAACGGAGATGACTATGACCAAGTTTGTGAACAAGAACTTCAACTATGATGGTATGTACCTCAAGTATGATGGTAAGTTCGTTGCACGGTTCAAGTATGGTGGAATGGTGTCGTTCAAGAAGTTCCTTCGTGATAACTTCGAT